TGTAGTTCCTCCAGCTGTAATTTCTGTTGTCAATGTATTTCCTTTATCTGATAGAGCAAACTTAAATATGTTTGATGTTAGATATCAATTAAGATTAAATGATTTATATGATTTTTCATCTACAAGTATTGTACATTATCAAATGACAATGCAACATCTCGATTTTCTTGACCATATTTTAGTGGGAGAAAAACCAATGAGATTTAATCAACTATCAAATAGATTGTTTGTTGATATGGATTGGGGAACTGATATAACAGCAGGTGAATATTTAATTTTCGAGGTTTTTCGTAAATTAGATCCTGATACTTATACCGATATCTATGATGATATATATTTAAAGAGATATGCAACAGCACTAATTAAGAAACAATGGGGACAAAATCTTTCTAAGTTTTCTGGTACTGCCATGTTAGGCGGTGTTACTCTTAACGGACCAGAATTGTTTTCTACAGCATTAACTGAACAACAAAAATTAGAAGAAGAAATAAGAAGTAATTACGAAGAACCTCCTCATATGCAACAAGGATAATAAATGCCCACGAATGTCTATTTTGACACAGGCACAACATCTGAGCAAAGACTATACGAAGATTTAATAATCGAACAGCTCAAGATTTATGGCCAAGATGTCTATTATTTACCTAGAAAGATAGCAAACAAAGATACAATCTTTGGCGAAGATCCTGCTTCATCTTTTGATGACTCTTACATTATTGAAATGTATGTTGATAATGTTGACGGATACATGGGCGAACAAGAGATTATTAAAAAGTTTGGTTTAGAATTAAGAGATGATATTGTATTTACTTTATCTAAACTAAGATGGGAGATGTTAATCAAAAATAATAGTGATTTAGTTGCTGATAGACCACAAGAAGGTGACTTAGTTTATTTTCCAACAACAAACGCATTTTTTGAAATACAGTTTGTTGAACATGAACAACCATTCTATCAACAAAGTAATTTACCTACTTACAAGTTATCATGTACTCGATTTGAGTATAGTTCAGAAAGACTTGATACAGGTATTGCTACAATTGATAGTGTTGAAACTAGTTTATCAACTGACACAATGCAGTTTCAGTTTAGTTTAGAAAATGAAACAGGATCATTTGTGTTAGAAAGTTCAGTTGGTGCGATTGATTATTTAATTAATGAGGACTTTACAATGGCTTCACAATCAACTAATGATCAAGGGCAGATATTTGAAACACAAGCAGGTACAAATACATCATCTACAGCTGATGATATATTAGACTTTAGCGAAAGAAACCCATTTGGTGAGGTTGACGAATACTAATGTTTGGTGATCATTTTTATCATAAACAGATTCGTAATACTGTTATTGCCTTTGGTACGATTTTTAATAATGTGAATATTAAGCGATTGGATTCTAACGGAAATCCTTTACAGACGCTTCGTGTTCCTTTATCATATTCACCTAAAGAAAAATTCTTAGCAAGACTAGACGCACAACAAGATTTAACTGGAGACGATTCAAAAGTGGCAATCACTCTACCTCGAATGTCATTTGACATAACTGGTTACAGTTATGATGGAAGTCGTAAGTTAAATAAAAATCAAAAGTTAGGACGTGTTACAACAAATGCTGATACATCAAAATTAAATACACAATACTCACCTGTACCATACAATGTGTCTTTTGAGTTAAATGTTTTTGTTGCTAATTCGGATGATGGTTTACAAATTATAGAACAGATACTTCCTTTCTTTCAACCTGACTATACTGTTACTATGATTTTAGATAACACTTACATGGATACAAAAAGAGATATACCTTTTATTTTAGAAAATGTTTCTTATGATGATAGTTATACAGGTTCACTTACAAGTTTAAGAAGAATAATTTACACACTACAATTTACAGCAAAGATTTATTTGTATGGTCCTATTAGTCAATCAGCAATTATTAAGAAAGTATCTGCTGATCTATATACAAATACAGCCGACAAAGCACCACCAAGAAGTGAGAGGGTTACAGTTACACCTAATCCTACCTCTGCTGATAAAGACGATACATATACATATACAACAACCCTTGAATTTTTTGATGATGGATTAAATTATGATGAGGCAACAGGTGATGACAAATAATGAGCAACATAGATGATAAACTAAATGAAGTTTTAAATATTACTAGCGATGTTATGCCAGTAGAAGTTAAAAAAAGTAAACAAGTTATAGTACCAGAAGATAAAGATCCAGATATAGATTTTGAAACTGGTCGTAAAAATCTTTACAATTTGCTTGACAAGGGTAATGAAGCAATTGATGGTATACTAGAACTAGCAAAAGAGGGTGAACATCCAAGAGCATATGAAGTTGCTGGACAATTAATTAAAACTGTAAGTGAAGTATCACAAAATCTTTTAGACTTACAAGACAAGTTAAAGAAGATTAAAGATGTGTCAAATACAGGTCCTAAGAGTGTTACTAATGCATTGTTTGTAGGTTCAACAACTGAATTACATAAAATGTTGAAGGAGAAAAAGTAATGGAGTTTTTTAGAAAAGGACTTGAAGATGTAATTACTCTACCATCTCCTAAAGTAATAGATATAGATGAGGTTCAAGAAGTAAAAAGAATTGTTGCGACTAGAAACGAAGATGATGTTCGCTCAGTTATGAATCACGATAGAGTTCCTTTTTATGCCATCCAAAAAGTTTGTGAAGAAAATGGATTAAGATTTCATCCTCAAGAATTTAAAGATATTATACATCAACAAACTGATATAATTAATCATTTTAAAGAACATTTTAATAGAGCAAGACCAGTGGAAGTAGATCCTACTTTAAATACTTTACCAAGTGCTACAAATAAAACTAGATCATATCCAAGTGGTCATGCTTGTCAATCAACAGTTGTTGCAAGATATGTTGCTGGTAAAGTACCAAAATTAGAAAAACAATTAATGGCAGCAGCAAGAGAATGTGGTTACGGAAGAGTTTTAGCAGGATTTCATTATCCCTCAGATTATGAAATTGGTAACTTACTTGGTGAGAAAATATATATTTTTATGAATAAGGAAGATTACAAGAAAGCAAATGAGTAAATTAGATCAATATTTAGGAAATCCAAATTTAAAAAAAGGTCATACTAAGTCAAGATTTTCTAAACAACAGATACAAGAAGTTTTACATTGTTTAGATGATCCTAAATACTTTATAGAAAATTATTTGAAGATTGTTACGATAGATAAAGGTCTTGTGCCTTTTGAGATGTATGATTTTCAAAAGAATATGGTTGATACATTCCATGAAAATAGGTTTACAATATGTAAATTACCTAGACAAAGTGGTAAATCAACTATCATAGTATCATACCTCTTACATTATGTATTATTTAATGATAATGTGAATGTTGCAATACTAGCAAACAAATCTTCAACAGCAAGAGATTTACTAGGGCGATTGCAACTGGCTTACGAACATTTACCCAAATGGATGCAACAAGGCGTTCTCAACTGGAACAAAGGTTCAATCGAATTAGAAAACGGAAGTAGAATCGTAGCGGCGAGTACATCTTCTAGTGCTGTTCGTGGTAGTACCTTTAATATTATATTTCTGGATGAGTTCGCCTATGTGCCTAACAATATTGCTGAAGAATTTTTTAGTTCAGTTTATCCTACAATATCTTCTGGTAAATCATCAAAGGTGATGATCGTATCCACACCACATGGTATGAATATGTTTTACAAGATGTGGATGGATGCGACAAACAATAAGAACGATTATGTACCCACGGAAGTTCACTGGAGTGAAGTGCCAGGTCGTGATGAAGCGTGGAAAGAACAGACAATAAGAAACACTAGTGAGGCACAATTTCAAACAGAGTTTGAGTGTGAGTTCTTGGGTAGTGTAGATACACTTATCAATCCAAGTAAGATAAAGACTATGGCAGTTATAGATCCTAAGAGAAGTCCTATGGGACTTGATGTATATGAAATGCCTATCAAAGAACACACATACACAATGACCGTTGATGTATCAAGAGGACTATCGAATGATTACTCAGCGTTTTGTATTGTAGATGTTACACAAACACCATATAAATTAGTTGCGAAGTTTAGAGATAATGAAATCAAACCCCTTCTTTTTCCAAGTGTTATAGAGAAGGTAGCAAAAGTTTATAACAATGCGTTTGTGTTAGTAGAGATAAACGACTTAGGACAACAGGTGGCAGACAACTTACAATTCGAGTTAGAATATGATAACATGATGATGGTAACGCAACGAGGCCGTTCAGGACAAGTATTAGGTGGGGGTTTTAGTGGTCGTGGTAATCAACTAGGTTTGAGAATGACTAAAGGCACTAAGAAGATTGGAACTTCGAATATGAAAAGTTTGATAGAGGGTGATAAACTACTTATTAATGATTTTGATGTTATTGCTGAATTGTCTACCTTCATATCTAAAGGAAAATCTTTTGAAGCAGAAGCGGGTGCTACAGATGACCTTGTAATGAGTCTAGTTATATTTTCATGGTTAGCAAATCAACGATATTTCAAAGAACTAACTGATGTAGATGTACGAGGGCAGAT